TTCCTTATCCATCTTTGCATAGAAGCATGTGTTACATTTATTCACTGCCATTGTACTTCCTTTCTAAATATTCAATAGACAACAGCATCTCATCGAAGCCGCCATCCTTAACATCGTTCAGAACAACTAATCCTCGCCAATGCCTATTGCTTAAGCTGTCCATATAATCCTCATCATGCAGATAATAACTACCTGCAATAATAGCACAGATTGGTTTGCCGTCAGCCCTCTTACCATATGCTATTTGTTTGCCTTGTTGATGACCAGCAATGCAAGACATATGGAGCTTATTAACAATAGCACTAGCAGTACCAGCGGGCCTGCCCATAGCTCCAACAGGCCAATAATGGTTGAAACCAACACCATTGATAAAAACAGGATGGAGGAAGTCATGTATTTCCCAATCTTTTTCGTAACCTAAGTCGGCTGTTGATATTAAGCCTTCCAAGGTAGGGTTATTGTTAACAGCACGATTGATACGATTCTCATGGTTACCCAGAGTCATCACCATACGAGGCTTGTACACCTTGTGTTTGGTATCCTTCTGAGTCTTCTGAAGATCACGCAGAGGTTGTAGAAGCTTCTTCATAGCCTCCTTAACTACCTCTACATCCTTCTTGTACCGAAGACCTTCAAAGTACTTAGACCCTTTAACATCGTGAGTGGACAGGGAAGGCATGTCTGCAAAGTCGCCAATGTTTACTACAACATCAGGTCGATAGTCACAGATTGCTTTACCTGCCCACTCTAGATGCTCTAAAGGTACTCCTTCTTTGACTTGACAGTCAGGAATAACTAAGATTTTCATATTTACCAAGTACCAAAGCGAGAGTGATTATCTTCATTTTCTTCGTCATTGAAATATTCACCTGTCCAAGGATCAATATAATCGTGAATCTTATCTAGTTCTTTCTTATAACTAGGTTCCTTCAAACGAATGTTAGATTGAATCTCGTATTTAAACACAGCTTCCAAGAACTTTACATAATCATTCAAAGCCTCCATCCATGTAGGTCCGGGACTTTCGATTGTTGTATTGTATACTTTACCATCGCAATCTGTATACTTAAAAGCATAACCTGTGTGGTCTTTATATTCATCATCGTAGTTCATCGTTCATCTCCTGATCCGGTTAAAGTGTTATTAGCTTGGCGTTCTGCCAGCTTACGTAAATTCTGACTTGCAACATCTGCGAGACTCCAGCCCATCACAGTGGATAAGCCTGCAATCTGCCACAGTACATCACCAACTTCCTTCTTCATTCCTACCTCGTCCAAGACACCATCTCGAATCCACTTAGCATACTTACCAGCCACTTCACCTGCTTCAGAGGTAAGGTTAGTAATCATGTATGCAGGGTTCTTAGCCGATGCCAGTGCCGTCTTAAACGCTAGGTCTTGATACTCTTCAAGTGTCATTTATTGCCTCCAATATTGTTGGAAAGTGTTTACCAATCTCTAACTTACAAAGTTCAGCTACTTCACGGTGCTCTTTCTGAGTGGCTACATCACATCGAATATCAATGTAGTGTAACCAACTCCGCAAAGTACCGTTCATGTACATTCTACTCATTGTCAACCCTTCTGGCAACAACTTTCGTGCAACTTCTTTAGCAACTCCCTTCTTGAGGGCAGATTCATACATGAACTTAGCATCATTCAAGACTCTATTCTGTGCTCCCTCCCACCAGTAGGCAAGATGAAGGTTATCAGTTTCGAGACTGTTCTGCCTATTCTTAACATCCTGCAAACGTATCTGCGACAGTTCATAATTCCCCACAACAGCGTATCGCTGAGAGAACTCCTGAAAGCTGAAGCTACGGTGTCGCAGAATCTGTCGTGCAATGTCGCGCGTTGTCTCAATCTCCATGCAGATGTTAACCATCTCCAGAGGACTCCAGTGCTTATGCTTGATCAGATACTTGATAAGTTTAGGTGCTGTTTCCTTGTTGTCCTGATTCTCCGGTGCGGACACCCGAGCCATGTAAGCCACTAAGTCTTCACCTTCTGGTGTTGCCCACACTGTCTTAACTGATGACATCTTCACCCTCCACTTTCAGTAGATCACCTTCACGAATACCTGCTTTAAGGGCTTCTAGTATACCGTGTCGTAGAAGAGATTCTGCTTCTTCCTTTGTTAAATCAAAGGAGTAACTTGCACCTCCGTCTTCATTGTCTCTAATAAACTCAACATTCATGTGCATTCACTCCGTTCATTGATCCACTCCTCAGGTATAGTCTTATCAGCGAACATGTATCCGTGTTTCCGACACCACATAGCATACGTAGTTTTAGACGCTTTGCTGATTCTGGCATTAGAGTTACTAAATACAAACCTAATATCTAACTCTGGATTATGTTTCTTAACCAAGATATGCTTCATACGATCAGCTAAAAGGAATCTCCCTTTAGTCTCCACGATGATACCATTGGAAAGTACAAAGTCGGGTGTGTAGATATGTTCAGAAGCAGGTCGAATGTACTTCAACTTCAGCTTCTCATACGTATACTGCACACCTAACTGATCCAGTTGTTCCGCTACTCTTTCTTCGAGTCCACTACGGAAGCCCGCTTTTAACCCTACTTGCTCAACTGTTAACGATTTCTTCTTCAAACCGTGTGCTCCCTTCATGGTTGTGTGCTTTATGATGTCTCCACATATTAGCTGAACGACAGACAAAACTGCACGTGTTACAGCGACTCTTAATCTTTGCCGCTGCTTTTCCGCCTAACTTACCTGCCTTACTTTGATGTTCGGGATTATTAGCAACCGCTTTCTTTAGAGCAGCAGGCCCACCCACGATACCTCCTGCCTTTCCCGCACGGCTTGCTAAATCCGTATCTTGTTGAAAGGATGTTTTTACAGTCCCTTCAGCAATCATTCGCTTACGGATAGCTACTCCCTTTTTAGAAGCTGCCTGCAACAACAAAGCAGTATCCCACTTCCATCCCATCAAAGCAGAGTAAGCTAAGAAGTCTCCAAAATCGCCAGTCTCTAACCAACGCAAGAAGTGTTTATCAGCGTGTTCGTGAGGAAGTAGATATTCCTCATTCCACGGATGGTTAGCGCCTCCTGCATGGAACGGAACTATATGATGTCGGTGGTATCCTTTTCTGAGAGGTGTTGTATACTTCTTAGTTGCAACTTGTTTGGCACTTGCCATATCTGCCCTTCATAACGTCTTAGCCACAGGAGCTGTCCTTGTTCAGTAAAATACTCCAACGTATGCCCCAGTTCTTGATACTTCTTCCACGCTGCTTCCAACAGTTCTTCTTCAGTCTTCGCGTTCTCAAGAGCTTTTGCAGCCTTCTTAGGGCCAATGCCTGCCAAGCATGGGATATTGTCAATCCTATCTCCAGTGAGAAGTTGCGTTGCAAACGACTTATACGCTGTGCACTCATCGACATAGTATCTCTCATCTCGAACAGGGTTGTAGTGCCATCCTTGAAGCTGATCCAAGTCCTTATCCACATGAACAATCCAGCACTTATCTAAGAGCTTTGTGGAGTCAATGGCTACGGTATCATCAGCTTCTTCACCAACTGTAATGATAGCACCGTGACGCTTGACTAGATGCTCCCGCAGGGCTTCGTAGTGCTTAGGTCTAAGTACATCCTTACGGTTGCCTTTGTATGGCACTGTCTTTGCAATGTCATAGCGGTAGTTAGACTTACCTGTAATCCAAGCTAGATAATGATCAGCCTTGAGATTAATGTAGATAAAGTCTTCCAACCACTCTGTAAGCCTTGCCTTAGCAATACCAACTGGTTCATCTTCCGTACTGAAACCAATACGGTAGACTAAGAAGTCAGCATCGACTAAGGCAATCTTAGGTTCTTCAGGCTTAGAGGACGTAAGCGTCATCTTCTTCGTCAACACTGTCAGCACCACTATACACGACCAACTCGGTCACGATAAGTTTGCTGATAGAAGGAGCAAGGCCGTGCATTGAGGACATAGGGTGCTTGTAAGAACTTACCAGTGCTGTTACCTTTGTGCCGTTACCAATCTTGGAGATGTCTACGGGATTACCTTCGGTATCAATAGGAGTAAAGATAAACTTAGATTTACCAACGATGTGGTTTCCCATTGTATCCTTATTCTTAACCTTGATACCAAGTCCTGTCAACGCAGTTGCTGCATTATCTGACAACATACCAAGAGTGCACTCATACTTGGTGTTAGTAGGGGTGAACTTAGTATTGAATTCCTTCATCCAGTTAGACCAGAAGAGTTGACCAGAGACTTTAACAGGTTTAGTATTGTCCATTTGAATTTTCCTTTAAATGTTATGCTTGTCTTTCCAAGCTGTCATGTTCGCTATTCGCGAACAACGAATGGTACGAGTGGAGGGATTTGAACCCTCAATCCTTTCGGCGGCAGATTTTAAGTCTGCTGTGTATACCAGTTCCACCACACTCGTTTATCTCTTACCCTCTATTGTACACGCACTTTAAGTGTTGTCAACAAATTAATGTGTGTGTCTCCAATTATTTCCAATCTTATACTGTCCATCAAGAGGGCATCTAAGCTTAAAGTGTTCACCTGCTTCCACAATGCTTTGTTTAGCAGCTTTACCTGCTTCTTCAGCAATTTCTTTAGGACACTCAAACTGAATCTCATCATGGACATTTACTACGAGCTTAACATTCCATTTGTTAGCAATGACCTTGTCGTCAAACAAGACCAAAGCCTTCTTCATCACGATTGCCCCTGCACCTTGTAGTAACGTATTGAGAGCGGCATGCTCGGATCGAACCCAAATGCGCCTCCCATCAAGTCCTGAGAGATACCCTTTTGAGGCAAGCCCTTTGACTTTGTCGATGAGCTTTGCGAGGGCTGGTGTTTGTCCGAGGAAGTTTTCCTTGAGCTTCGCACCAGCTTTAGCATTGCCACCAACGATGCTTCCAATCTTTGCATCTCCGGCCCCATAGAGAAAGGCGTAGATGAATGTCTTGGCATTATCTCTGGTAGATAGTCCAGCAGCTCGTTGGTTGACTGTATGTACGTCTGTACCATCTTTGCTACTTCCTTCTGTAACTGTTCTGACATAACCTTGATCCTTCATATAGTGAGCCAACATACGAAGCTCCAACCCTGAAGCATCGCAACCTACCAACACGTTACCATCCTCTACCGTCCAGCATTCCCTACATTCAGGTCCATAAATGGAGCTACTGTTTGGAATCTGCGCCATATTAGGGCTGCTGTGGGTCATACGACCTGTAACAGCACCGTTAGTGATCACCTTACCGT